CAGATTTTACAAAGATTGTTGACGGTATCCGTGGTGATGCAAGCTACTCATGGCTAGCAGAGCCGGCTGTAAAAAAGCCAAAGGCAGACCTTGCGGCAGAGATTGGCGGCACACCACCAAGCGCCAAAAGCTCACTACTTAATATGATTGATTAACACAAACAAGGAGGTAATATAATGGCATCAATCAATAATATCACACTGCTGGGTCGTCTTACCGCGGGCTTAGACCCGCGGCAGACGTCAAGCGGCAAAACCGTGGCGTCGTTCACACTGGCTATTGACGGCCCCGGCCGGGATGCGGCAGCAAGCTTTATCGACTGTGTGGCTTGGGGCGCAGCAGCTGAGACTATCGCCAAATATACTGGTAAAGGCGATCAGTTGGCGGTGACCGGGTACGTTGAGACTAGGACGTACACAGACAAAAACAATAACAAACGTAAAAGCACTACGGTGGTTGTACGCGACTTTATGTTCACTGGCGGCAAAGCCAGCAGTAAGCAAATCGATAATGCAACTGCCGAGCACAACGTAGAAGATATAGACCAGGGCATAGACCTGAGCGCTATACCATTTTAAGGGGGTTAAAATGTTAGAAACAGGGACGGTTAAAGAAATTGTTGCGGCCGTTTTGGCCGACCGAGACGCTAAAGATTTGGAAGATTTAGCAGGGGTCTTTGGCGTAGAGAACGGAAATAGCGAGTTTTGTGATGTATTTGAGCTAGGCGATTGGTTCTTTGAGCAGCTTGACATGCTAGGCATCGACATTGGCGATATGATACTTGGTCTTGCAGCAGAAGCTGCCGGATATAGCCAAGACGAGCTTTTTGAAGGGATACGCAACGATACAAGCTTGAGGTACATTTGATGTTGGTATACACAGTAACATGGCGAGACGCCGAAGGCAACGAGCGTAGCAAGACGTATGATAACGAAGCCGCCGCAGTTAAAGCCAGGCGCTGGTTAGCTTTAAACGGCGCTAAGTCTATCGATATAGCGGTAGGGAGTAAAAAATAATATGAGAGCAGAACTAAGCAACAGAGCAGTTTACAAACCAAACGATAACGTGACGGTGACGGTGAAAAATACGCCTGTTATTGACGAGAGTACTGGTGCTATGGGGTATATGGCAGATGTCACAGTTAAGACCCGTGTACCGTTTGTCGATAATGAGCTGCGTTTTAAAACTGTTGATGAGATTGCAGAGTTTATGGCAAATGTAGAATATGACGAACCGCAAATGCGGCTGCTATAAGGGGGAAAATGAAAACAATAAGAAATTACTCTGGAGGAATCTTATATAAAACTCCGGACAACGTTGATATAAAGAAGGCGTTAGAGCGTGCTATTATAAAGGGCGCCGACCTTGATCACGCAGCATTAGAATATACAGACCTTTCGGGGGCCAAATTAAATGGCATCCGCTCTAGGGAGATTAACCTCGTAGGGGCTACCCTCATAGGCGCAGATGTTCGAGACTCTACCCTTTGGGGGCCTATCTTTGTTGGCGCTAACCTAAGGGGGGCCGATTTCAGCCATTCCGAGCTTCCTCATGCCGACTTTAGCGGCGCTGACCTGAGGGGTGCTAAATTTACCGGTGCCAATCTGTATAAGGCTAAGTTTACCGGCGCCAATCTTGGCGGGTCTAGTTTTGATGGCTCTAATCTAAGTAGTGCTGATTTTCAGTATGCTAAAATCCGTAAGGCTAATTTATCTAATGCAAATATTATCTTCGCTGGTCTTGAATACGCAGACCTGAGCGGGTCCATTTTTTCGGGCGCAATTGTAAGTTTTGACGATGAAGAGGAAGCCGCGCAATATGAGTTAGACCGCGTTAATAGCACGCACATTTTGCCAAGGAAGGGCTGGGGTATAGAGCTGCGGCATGAGAGTGTGGACCATCGTGGAGACCTGAGATGGCCGTACCTGGTTGTTGTTGCCGGTCGTGTTGAAAGCAGCAAGATGCTAGAGGAGAGAGGATAATGGCTAAGATTGTTGATACTACTGGGGTTGTTCTTTACGAAAATTACGCTAAAGATTTTTTCGATACATTACAGGAAGCATCAGACAACGGGTTTGTCTTGAGCCTCGTAGATCTATCTGACGAGGCCATACATGGCATTAGTTTTACTGATGTTGTTTTAACTGGGGCGGATATGAGCCGTGCCGGCCTGTCTAATGCCTGTTTCTGGTATGCTGATCTAAGCGGTGCGAATCTCTGGGGCGCTGACTTGTCAAAGGCTGACCTAAAAGGTGCGGTATTGAGAGGTGCCAACCTCCAAGGTGCCAACCTGTCGGGGGCAAACTTGGAAGGCGCGGACCTACAAGGGGCTAACCTCGAGGGTGCGGAGTTGTCTGGGGCTAACTTTGATGGGGCCGATCTACGGCTTACTAGGCTCTATTACCACGACAGGGGTATACTACTAGAAAAAAGGGCTAAAATTCACCAAATGGCTGCAGAGTTATGGGGGCCTTCTGGGTATAGGGTGAAACTCATACACGATCAACTTTCGTGGGCAGGGGGCCAAAGATGGAGCGACCTATTGGTAGCAGTAAAAGAAGAGGGCAGAAAGGGAAACGATGGCTAGAATATACGACACCGATGGCAAGCTTATATATGAGAATAAGAATGCTAGCGCTAAATACACAGTGATTAGCGCTATTGAAGAGGGGGTCGCCCTTGATGGTGCTGATCTAAGAGGCTTTAGACTGGATAACATTAATTTTGGCGGGGTTAGCCTCGTGGGGGCCGATTTTAGAAGGTGCGATATCTGGGATTGCTCGTTTGTTGGTGCCGACCTCTCAGGCGCTAGGTTTGATGGTGCTCGTGCTAGTAGATCAGAGTTTAGCAACATGGATTTTCTAATGACTAGTTTCAAATCTACAGACCTCGAAAAAGCGAGCTTCCGCAACGTGCATATTGAGTCGGTTGATTTCTCAAGGGCAAACCTTTGGGGCGCTGTCTTCCACAAAGTGTCTGTCAAAAATGCCAACATGGCGGGCGCTAATATCTTCGCTACTAAATTTGGCGACACAAATTTATCGACAGTCGACTTTTCTGGCGCAGTTGTCAACTTCTCGGCTGGATACACCAAAGAAGAAATTCAGAGAGATGTAGAGGCACTAAATACTAAGCACCTCGTTGCACGCCGATACGGCTGGGTTATTGAGGCGAAAGGCCCCGGGCAGCCCTCTAAGTGGAACGGTGAATGGGAGAACCTATTTGTTTGTGCACAGCGTACTTGTCGTATGTCCACAGGCACAGACGGCCTTAAAAACCCAAAACCGCAGGCAAGGTATGGCGGGTTCTCTGGTGGCCCTAAAGACACGCCCAGCGTTTTGGCTGACCGCGGCCAGCGTTATGGCAGCTTTGAAGGACACGCCGCTATATCGCAAGCACTCCAGAAAGTTGTGTATAAGGGGTTTGCCAAGCGTGAAGACGGCAAGACTGCCCAAGATATGACAGATGCACAGCGTGAAGCACTATTCATGATCCTGCACAAGGTTGCACGTATCGTGAATGGAGACTTTAACTATGACGATAGCTGGCGAGATATTGCAGGGTACGCAACATTGGTTACTAACTTGTTAGATAAAGAAAAAACGGAGTAAAGGAAACACAAGAATGGAAAAGATTAAAGTATATAGCAAAGAACGATGCATGCCCTGCAAAGCTACAGTGCGTAAGCTTGGGGAGCTAGCAGTGCCATACGAGGTAGTTATGCTAGAAGAACACCCAGAGCTCGTGGAGCAGTTCGTAGGCGAAGGCCTGCTGTCCTCCCCTGTCGTCGATACTGGCGATGAGCGCTTTTGTGGCTTTAAGCCAGAGAAGCTAAAGGCAATTGCTGAGCAAGAAGGGTATTTACAAATTAACTAGAGACAATAGACATGGAGAAACTAAACAACGAAACGCAAAACTTAGACACGGAGCGTAGGCAGCGAGAGCTGGAGGTCCTCAAGACCTTTGATAGCGCAACACTAGAGACCTTACGAGATGACGCTTTGAGTAGCCGCCAAGAGTTAGAGAACTTGCTTGCGAACATCGACCGAATCCAGAACGAACGAATGCAAGAGGCAATGCTTTAGGGGGGGGTATGGTACCGACAGAAGACCAAGAACAGCAAGCGTTTGTGCAATGGCTAAGACTTAAGGGTTACCCACATTTCCGCGTGCCGAATGAGACTTATACCAAGTCTTTTAAGCAAAAGGCCAAAAACAAGGCTTTAGGCGTGAGTGCGGGCGTTCCTGACCTGTTCGTGTGCGTGCCAAACAGCACGTACATGGAAGGAGACGGGACCGCTAGCCAAGGGTATGAGCTAGTCGCTGTAGAGATGAAGCGACGCAAAGGGGGCGTTGTATCTACCCACCAAAGGGAATGGCTTTCAACCCTAGAGCAATCAAACATTAAGACAGTTGTAGCCCGTGGTTGTGACGAGGCTATAGAATTTATCAACAGCGTCAAAGGCGCATAAAACAAAACCTAACATGAAGGAGGGATAACATGAAACTTAAACAGCGTATTGAACCGCCACGAGGCGAAAAAATAAAGGCTGCGATACTAAAGAAATATGGCCCAGATTACTACAAGAACATTGGCAAGATGGGCGGCAGCGTCAAGACAAAGAAGGGGTTCGCTACTAACCTTGCATTGGCCTCTGAAGCCGGCAAGAAGGGTGTGCAGGCACGATTAGCAAAGGGGGCTGCTCGTGGGTAAGCGTAAGAATAACGAATGCTGTTGTATGGATATTATGGCGGCTATTTCGATGTTTTTTCTAGGCGGGGTCGCGTTTGCTGTCGCTATACGCTCGATACTCTGCGCTTTGGGGCTATGCTAGTCATGACTACCCGCACAATCCAAGACGTGTTCCGCGGTGAGCGCAAGGCTTGGCTAGAGGATGCCCGAACGGTCGCATCAAAGATGATAGAAGAGGGCGGCGCCCCTATCACTATAGAGGACGTGCTAAAGGAATGCCCTAAGCCTTCTTACATCCACCGTAATACAGTGGGGGCGGTTTTCCGCTCCCCTGCTTTCAAGGCTGTTGGGTGGACGCCGAGTAAGCGCGCCGCAATGAACGGCCGCTACGTGAGGAAATGGAACTTAAAGGGAGTTTAAATAATACAACGTTATGTTAATCATAACCAGTGTAAAAAGCGTAGCCAGTATAAGATAATAGGAGTTAGCGGAGGGGGTACCTTTAAAACTAAAAGTTTACCAGGTGTGTTTATCACTTCCATGTTATACACTACTCTTGACTTTTGTACATACTCCTAATTGAGAGCTTGGCGCCTTCCGCTGCAGGCTCTGTGGCCAGGGCCTCGTGCCCTGGCTTTTCTTATTTAAAAATATGACTACATACAAATACGGGCTACGAATACGAGAATTAGAAAACATACGGCTCTATTTCTACGCGAGCAACGAGCTAACGGTTGTGGATAAGGCCACTGGAGCGGCTACCATATTCCACATATGGTTTAGGTCCCGAGAAAAGCGCAAGTTCAGGCCGTTTAGGAAGGCACTCACCTACCAAAAGAAATTCACGATGGCAGATATCCATAGGCTTGCGAGCAAGTGGGATATTGAGAGCCAGCACACCACAAGACTGCACAGCAGGATCATAGAAGGATTAGAAAGTAATAATTACAGGATGCTACGCCCGGAGGGCCGGGTGAGTAACAAACCATATGGCAAAGCGAAATAATACGAAGAAGACCAGCGAGATAGAACCATTGAAGCCCAAGCGTAAAGGGCCAGGCGGTAACTACAACCCTGAAGGCAAGGGTGGTTTTAGGTACAACCCTCAAAATATCCACCCAGGCGGCTGGAAGAAAGAAGATACACCACGCTTTAAGATGGAAGCGATGATGAAGCTGAAGGAGCCAGAGCTGCAGCAGATCGCGCAGGATGAAGGGGCGCCACTGTTCGAGCGTCGAATAGCTACGTATATCATCAAGAGCGATTGGCAGAGCCTGCGCCAGATGATCCATGAGGTGTACGGCACGCCTAAGCAATCAGTGCAGATGGACGCTAACGGCGCTGCCCCTGTAGCGCTGGTAAAATTTGCGGAGCCTATCAATGACGAGAAACCGGAAGACAGTAAAGCTGGCGGTACTGCCTGAGTATAAGGAGCTATACAACCCATCGTGGCGGTATATCGTATTTCATGGTGGCCGTGGTAGCGGTAAGAGCCGTGCGGCCGCTGATGCCCTTATTGTACGCGGTAGACAGCAAAAGCTACGCATACTATGCACCCGCGAGCTGCAAAACTCTATACGTGACAGTGTGCACAAGCTTTTATCTGACATTATCGAACGCCATGGCTTTACCGACTACGAGGTCGTGGCCGACTCTATCCGCAACAAGGTGACAGGAACTGAGTTTATATTTAAAGGCCTACGCTCAAACATCAATGAAATAAAGTCGATGGAAGGCATTGACATTTGCTGGGTTGAGGAAGCCCAAGCTGTAACGGGCGTGAGTTGGGATGTACTGACCCCGACCATCCGCAAGCCTGGTAGCCAAATCATAATCACCTTTAACCGGCTGAACGAGCTTGACCCTGTCTGGACGAGGTTCTGCACTGGATCGATGGACAGTACCTATGTAGCTAAGGTTAACAGCGATGTGCTAGAAAAGTATGGGCTGTTGCCTGACGTGCTCAAGATGGAGCGAGACCACGACAAGAAGACGGCGCCAGAGCTCTACGCCTGGAAGTGGCTGGGCGAGCCTATGGGGCAATCTGACATGGCCATTATGAGCAAATCAGATATACTTGCGGCCATGGAGCGTGAGGCATCGCAAGAGGGCGCTATAGAGATTGGCGTAGACGTAGCCCGTATGGGGGACGACCGCACGGTGTTCAAGAAGCGCAAGGGCATGCAGATCATCGATAGCAAGGTATTGACACACAAGAAGACTACCGAAGTGTGCGACGCCTTGGAGGTGTTCGCTGGTGATAAGGAGTATCGCATAAAGATCGATGATACAGGCGTTGGTGGCGGCGTGACAGATGAGATGGAAAAGCGCGGCTACAACGTCGTGCCAGTTAACTTTGGCGCCTCTGCCCTCGAACCAGACAAGTATACAAACACTGTTAGCCAAATGTGGTTCAACCTCAAAGCAATCATTGGCGAAGTTGGGCTTGGTGGCATGGATAGCGGGCTGTTGCAGGAGCTAAGCAACCGTGAATGGCAAATGGACAGCAAAGGGCGCCGAGGGGTCGAACCAAAGCAGAAGTACAAGAAGCGCATGGGGCATAGCCCGGACGAGGCAGACGCAACTATACTATGCTTCTATAACCCACCAGAGAAGAAACAGTGGGCCACGCTATCTGCTGCCGACCTATTCTAAAAGCACCCAGCACGTTGTGTAATTTATTGGTTGGAGGACTCTATTTTGTTTAATTCTATTAAAAAGTTGGTGGCGAAGTCTTTCGGTATCAACGATGGCTACCAGACCCAGTGGGTGCCTGTAGGCGGGGGCCTTGGCTCACGGCTGGAGAGCGACGACTACGAGAATATCTACCCTAACGTTTCAAAAATTGCTGGCTCGTTTAAAGAGATCCAGCCTTTTCTTGTTGGCCCTGACGGTGAGCCTATCGAATCTGAGCACAGCGTTGTTAGCGTGCTATACCGCCCTAATCAGAACCTAAGCGATGACGAGTTTAGGGAACAGCTAGCGCTGAAGTGGCTGACCCAGTCGCAGTACTATGTCCGTGTCCACTATCGCGGCAGCCGCCGAATGAACGGGACCATCCCGCACGACCGTATTACGGGCTTTACGTTTGTTGAAGGCGTAACCCCTATAACTCTAGACGGCAAGAAGACCTGGAGGCTTAAGGACGGCACCGAACTCACAGAGTCCGAGGTTATGGTGCTTGGTGGCCAGAACCCATACGATTCAACTGGCGGCTACTCTCCTATGGACTCCGTTAAGCGATGGACTCGTATAGAAGACTACATGGCAGACATGCAGGCTGGGCATTTCCGCAATGGCGCTGTCCCGTCTGGCATGTTCATCATCTCCGCAGACAGCCCCGAGTCCTTCCGTGATATCAAGAACATGATGCAGCGCAAGCACCGTGGGGCGAAGAACAGCAACAATGTTATGTATAATTGGCGCCAGCCTGATCCTAACGGCGGCACAGCGACGCTTGACCAGATCACATGGGTACCGTTCAACACGACTAATAAAGACCTCGCTTTAAAGGACCTGCAAGATATCATTGACCGGAAGAAAAACCGGGCTATTTCTGTGTCCCCTGTTATCCATGGTGACGTGGACCAGACAACGTACGCGAGCGCAAAGGTTGTTGAGAGCCTCTACTTACGCTACACAGTCAAGCCCCTTGCTCGTTCGATTTGGCGTCGGTTCAGCCATGAGCTATCTCGCATCACAGGTGGCTTTGGGGCATCAATTAGCTTTGAGTTAGAAATACCACCAGTTGGTGACGAGCTTATACAGCGTGCAAACGCCCGCAAGGTAGATGCTGAAACGATCATGATGTTGAAGGATAGCTTTAGTGTTGAGAGCATCGTTGAAGCCTTTGGCATGGATGAATCGCTATTGAAATTAACGGCTGTTGATACGCCAGGCCATGAGAAGGCTACACCGCAGGCTGTCGAGGCAGAGAGCACCAAGGAGGCTGGCAGCAAGTCCGCTAGTTTTTTTAGCGCAAAGGCACGACGAGCCAACGAGAACAGCGACGAGTTAGGCGCTATTATTCAAGAGTTCACACTTGATGACTTTGAAGACGTCGCTACAGCCTACCTGGACCGTATGGTTATGCCTGCTCGCAACCACGAGGCTGACAACAGGCTATACGATATCTTAACTAGCAACCTAAAGAACAAGATTGCTAGCGAGGGCAAGAAAGAGTTCAAGAAGGCCCTAGCTGGTATCGATGGCGATGTATTTGGCGGCACTAAACCGAAGAAGTACGAGACCACGGAGTTCACCAAACGGTTTTACGAGTCATATTTGCCGAAAGTGGCCGCAAGCTACAACGAAGAGACCCGCAACATTATACGTAATACGATTGAAAAAGGTATTGCCAAGGGCTGGAGCCAAGACCGCCTGCGCAAGGAGCTACAAAAGATTGGGCTAAAGACATACCGGGCTGAGCGTATCGCACGCACAGAAACAAGCCGAGCTGTTAACATGGCAACAGCTGACGCGTACCGGGCATTGAGCTCGCAGATGAAGAACCACTACTTTGTTAAGGTATGGGACACTGACGGCAAAGACCCATGCCCTATCTGCCGTGCCCTCCATGGTACAGAGACGCATGTAGACGCTGCCTATGTGCCCCATGGTGCTGGTTTCCTAGATGCTGATGGCAATAGTGTGGAAAACAACTTTGTGGATATTGTCACCGCTAATGCCCACCCTAATTGCAGTTGCCACGAGCGTTTCGAGTTACGGCGTTATGATGGCGCTGACGTCACAGAAGAGGAAAAGGCAGCCATTGAAGGCCAACTGGCATCGATCAAGCTACAGCAAGGGGCGGAGCCAAGTGACCACGAGTACAAGGTGGCACAATGGCTTGTGGATAACTACGCGGGTAATGTGGAATTCTTAGCCCCTGCTAAAGAGAACGGCAAGAAAACCCCGGACCTTGTGTATAACTCTATGCTTGTGGATATTAAAAAGTCTAACGGCTCGCGCTCATCTATCGACAGGCAAATACGTAGAGGTGTTAAGCAAGTTGGCGCTGCCGGCCTACTCATACTTGATGTGTCCGGCTCCACAGTAGCAGACGATGCTATAAAAGGCTTTCTACTGAGCCGCTCCCTCCGGGTAGCTGTTGGCAAGATCATTGTACTACGCGACGGCGCTATATTGTGGGAATCAGATAAATAAAAAACCGGCTGCAACGCAGGCCAAGTAGGGGCCCACGCGCAACCGGTTTAGCCTCATCTTAGCAGGCTAGATTAAGTGTGTCAATAGCACCCAGTACGCTAATTAAACTATATGTGTAGTTAATATATCTACAGCCATAGGGCGCCGGCCACGAAAGACCGCTATACGGGCCGAGCGAGTTTGCATATAGTGCCGCGGTCGTAAGGGTGCGTGCGATGCAGACTAGTATGTAGGGATGGAGGCTATATAAGTTTAAAAAGGAATATATGAACAAACTAAAAGCTTTACAGAGTGTAAGCGCAAAGTCGGTAGCAGAGACTAACGGCAATGTGCGTGCAATCCTGACAGCTCCGGTTGTCGATAGCCATGGCGATGTGTTCGACACTAAAACTATGGTACTTCCACTCAAGGGTGGTGAGAAGGCTGTAGCGTCTAACATGGATGGCACAGAAGCAGTCAACATACCTATCGTGACTAACCACGACTTAGAGACTGGCGGGATCAACACAGATGTGCGCGACACTATCGGGCATGTTGTGAGCGCTAAGTTGAACGACAAGGACGAGCTAGAAGCTGAGCTGTTCTTTTCGTCAATCGATGAGGCCCAGAAGATGAAAACGCTCATCCTGGAGGGCTGCCTAGATGATTGCTTGTCGCTCGTCTACTGGCACTACGGTGAATCAGAAGACGGGGTAATACGCAACTCTGAGCCGTTCCAGCTGGGGGTTGTCTGGAAAGGTAGCAACCACCGGGCACGAGTCATTGCAAAATCGCACGCGCTTAACGAAGAAGAACCGAAGGCAGCCGACACGCCGGCAGAAGCTCCGGCTGAGTTGCCCAAAGAAGAAAGTAATAAACCCAAGGAGGAAGAAGTGACTAAAACTACTGAAGTTGCCGCTAAAGCAGCAGCTGAAGCACCAAACCAAGCTGTATCACAGCACACCGAGACTGTAGATACAGTTGAACGACAGCGAGAGATCGCAACCAAGGCTATGGCCGCCCTGAACATTGGCGACAGCGCAGAGTATCGCCGCCTAAATGCTGAGATGGGCAAGCTGGTTGATAATGACGTGAAGCGACTGGCCGCAAAGGCTGCTGCTGCTGAAGGCCGCCTTGGCTATGCGTCAATCGAACAAGACTTTGTGCAGGCATTTCTTGATGCTGAGGGCGCAAAGGTCCAACAGCCACGCGGTATTCTGTCGCGAATCACTACCAAGACTTTGACCGGCAACAGCGCTGAGTATCGCAAGCGTGTACGCACTCAAGAGTTTGTGTACAAGCCTGCCCCTTACGGCAAAAAGAAAGTTGTTCAGAATGTTAAGCCAACCTGGCTAAACGTGAAGGTCCAGCCATGGGCTGTTATTGCCTCATGGGATGAGGAAATTGCTGAGGACGCACCATTTGACTACTACGCTGAAGTTATTGGCGACCTGAACGAAGGTGCAGACGACAACCGTATCTTTAACATGTTCGCCTTTGCTGGCGGTGACTTTGGCGGCCGTACCTATGCTGCTACAGGTATCCTACCTATCCTGAAGACTGCCGGCGGCCGTTACGTTAAGTACGCAGCCGATAGCACCTTTGCTAAGTCCCTTGCCACTGCTTACGGCAAGATCGTTACTACTAGCAAGAACCCACAAATTGGCCTGGCTATGACTCGTGCAACCCGCGCAAGCCTGGCTGGTGTGCAGGACTCACAGGGCCGCCTGCTGTTCACTGGTAGCCAAAGCTCTGTGAATCTAGGCCTTCTTGGTGAGGTTTACATTGAGGAAGTACCAGCTAGCGTTGTGCCTGACGGTACCATCGTGATGGGTGACTTTAGCCAGTACGTACAGGTTGAAAAGGGTGGCTTGAAGCTCCTGGCTAGCCAGCATGCAACACTTAGCGATGTAAGCTTGTACCAGACTGACGGTGAAGCTATGCGTGCCCGTCAACGTATCGCTGGTGGCCCACTCCTAAAAGAGGCTTTCGTAGTTCTTGGCACTGCCAACGACACTGATGGCGGTAAGGCTGCTATTACCCTGCCTGCACAGCCATCGACAGCCGGCTACTAAGGGGGCGCTAGATGGAAGTACGACCACTAGTAGAATCAGTCAATATCTTGGCTGGCACTGAAGACCTCCCGCTAGATGTAGCATTTAGCGCTTGGGCAGACAAGGTGCTAGCTGAGCAACCACAAAGCAAATCAAAGAAAGAGAAAAAGTAAGGATAAGCGGCCATGCGAGAAGAGACAATCCTACCTAAAAAGGAGTTGGCAACTCTACTTGGCCGCGACCTTTCCAGTGTAGAAAGCGCCCGCTACAGTGCCTATATGGGTATTGTAGACGGGCAGCTGGAAGCGTTGCTTGGATATAGCCTTGCTCCGCAGGAAGCTGGCGAGCGCGTATACCTGACTGGTGACGGCGCCAGGATAATGCACACTGACCTGTTCACGTCGATTAATAGCGTATCGGTCGGGGGTAGCATTGTTGACCCGTCTTGCTATCGTGTATACAAGCCTGGCCAGCTCAACTGCGGCATCGTCTTTGATAAGCCTACCCGGTATGGCGTGCGAGTGACTGTTAACGCTCAATGGGGGTTTGATGAATTGCCACCAGCCCTGAAGCTCATGGCCGCGAACATGTTCGATGTCGTGAGTGCTGGGCAGTCGGCGCTGCTCAACCCTGCTATGAAGGCAGAAACTGTGCTTACACACCGTGTGGAGTATGACAACACGAAGACTGCACAAGATAAGTTTGCGAGCGATAACCAAATACTCATTAATGCTTGGCGATTGCCACGGTTATCCGTCGTAACGTCTGGCGAAATAACATGGAGAAACGACAGTGATATTTCGGGATACCATCCGTATTATTGAGCCAGTAAAAGTACGCGGTGGCGTGCAGCCTACGGGGCCAGAGCATACGGTTGGGGCCATCATAGAGCAAGCAGGAGGCCTACGAGGCGGTGGGTTCTATGATGCCCTAGCAGGCGATGCTAGGGCCTATGTGGACACGCGCAACGAGTGGCTAAAGAGCATTGGCTATCGGTTGCATGGGATGTATGCAAGAATAACGAAGCACGGGGTTGCAAAGCTGTATAGGGTACGCAACAACGCCATTGGGGAGCGTTTCGTAAGCACTGGTGCGGTGCACCACCTAGAGATAGAGCTGGAAGAAGTCAAGGAGATGCAGAATGGCTAAGGCGGTGTGGGTTAACCGCCTGCCTGGGGCAAAGCGTGACATTGACCAACGTATTAGCAAAGGCCTTAAGCGCCTATCAGCTAATGTGATCAATGGAGCGACTCACCGCACGCCTATGAAGTCCGGAAAGCTAAGGCAAGAAGTAAGCGTGGAGCCAGTGCTCAACAACACAACCCGTATCAAATGGGGCGCACGTTACGCAGCGGTTCAAAACCAAGGCAAGCGCCGGGGGGCTCGTCCTTTCCATAGGTACACCGCTCCGGGTACCGGCGCAGGCTTTGTACAAACCGGCGTAGAGTATGCCCGTAAACGTATAGGAGAATGCTTTAAGTGACGAGCTTAGAACACGGCGTGGAAGCCGTTATGGACGCGATGGAACGGGCGAAGCTGGGCACCAAAGGTAAAACAATCTTTGAAACCAAGCTGCCCGTTATGGAATCTCTGAGCCTGGGCGGCGAGTACCTCATTAAGGTGTTGAGCACTCGCAGCACTGGCGGGAACAATGCAACTTGGAAAACCCATATGACGATTGCTATCTATTCTATGGCAGATGACACAACCGTATACCAGGTTACAGACAAGCTGCGGCGGGCACTGCAAGAGATACCAACGATTGACGCACGGGTGCCTAAGGTTGTTATAACCGGGCTAGAGCAATTAGACGATGACCAAATGGAGACACGGGTAGCCGTGTGGCAGATAGAATTAGTAATAATAGACCTTAAGGAGGGCTAAAAAAATGGCAGTAGAATACGCCGGCACAACTTACGAGCTCGAAATTGGCGACGCCAAATTTGAGAATTTCAAACAGATCCAAGGTATTGATAACCTGGAGTTTGACACTGACGAGGACAGTTTAAACCGTCTGTTTATTAATGGTACCAAGATCGATGTGCAGACAAAGTTCAGCGTTAGCATGTCTGGCCGCGTTACCGACCTAGGTATTGAAAACCTTAAAAACCTGCTTGACAACTATTTCTACGAGGCCAACCAAGCGCTTGATACGAGCGACCAAGTCAAGGTTGGCGCAAATGGCGCCCTCAAGCTTGGCCTACGCCGCAACATCACTGTGCCCGGCAGCATCCGCCTACGCCCTACTGTGGCAGCACAAGCAAAGAAGTGTCTCAACTTTGTTAACCCGTCAATCGACCTTGGCGAGCCAGAGCTTGACGACAATTTGCTTTCTGTAGGTTTCAAGATTAAGTGCCAGGAGCTTGTACTTGGCGAAGTTGTAAAGAAGGCTTAACGTTATGGCGTTTATTAATAGTTCAGCCCCAAAGCAGCGCGAAAAGGTTGTACTTGAGGTTATCGACCGACAGGACGGCCAGCCAGATGTGACCCACAAGTACCTAGTAAACCGACTGACTCGTGGCGAGGCCGTCCGTATTTCGGTGCAGATGCGTAATGACGATGGTAAAATGGGCGCCGAGATGATGGGCAAGCTTTTTGATGCTGCCGAGCCAGTTGATGGTGATAAGAGCATCTACGATATCATTGAACAGTTCGACGATGAGACGCTAGAGAGCTTTATTACCTACATCATCCGTATTGCCACTGAGGACCGCAATACTCTGATCAGTGAGGGCATTGACTTTGCCTAGCGGCGAGCAAACGGACAAGCTAGCTGCCTATATGGCTAAGCAGGCACGGCAGGCGGTTGAAGGTTCAAAATCAGCCGCCGCCTACGTCTGCTTGCGTTACGGGCTAACACTGGACGAAGTAGATGCCCTCCCTATAGGAGATTTCAAGGCATTATACACTGCTGCTAAGCGTGACGACACAGAGAGGGCGCTTACACAACTATACGCAGCAGCTGCCGCCCGTGACGAGAAAAGTTTCGCCCGGTACGAAAAACATCTTAAAAAGACATTGCGCAACCTTAACTAAATAGGAATTATAAACATGGCTACAAATATTGGCGAGCTTTCACTGATTATGACCGTTGATAACGGTAAGTTTAACGCCTCACTCCGCGATACCGAAGGGCGTATTTATAAGCTCAACCAGGCAATGCAGACAAGCGCGAGCGCTGCAGCGTCTACGGGTAATGATTACCGTGCCAAGATGGGTGCGGCCCTTAACTCTCTAAAATCTGATATGGGTAGCGTCGTTGGGCGCCTTCTTAGTATTGGCACAGGGGCTGTAAAAGGCGCTATCCTGGGCACCGCCGGGGTTATCGGCGCACTTGGCACTAAGGGTATTATGTCTGCCAACCAGCTTAATAGCTTGCAGATTTCCATGAACGGCCTCACGGGCTCGATAGAAAAAGGCGCCGAAGCTATGGCGACCGCCTACAAATACGCCCAAAAAGCACCTTTCCAGTTGCCTGACGTAGCGCAGACCACCAAAGGCCTTATTGCCATGGGTGTAGAAACAAAGAACGTTGGCAAGGCCCTGGAGTCGATCGGTGGCGTTGCTATCACGTCCGGTGCAGCTATTACAGACATTGGCCGTATCTATGGCCAGGTGTTCGCAACTGGTAAGCTCCAGCTAGAAGACATGAACCAGCTCACTGATAATGGCGTTGGTATCCAGAAGCAGCTGGAGAAACAGCTAGGCAAGACCGGTGAAGAAGTGCGTAAGATGGCTACGGACGGTAAGATCAGCTTTGCCGACTTTGAAAAGGCAATGTCGTCTCTCGTTGACCCTAAAATATTAGACCAGCTCAATAACACGCTCCCCCGCCAAATTGACCGCTTGAAGGGTTCGGTACGCATCTTAAGTAACGCCTTTGTGGGAGTTAGTGTGGATGCCGAAAAAGGCTTTACAATGGCCAAAACCAGCCTAGCGCAAATCACAACCACAGCTACAAAAAATCTGGCCGACTTGCTACGTGCCCCACAGCTGACTGCTGGCTTTGGCCGGCTTGGTGAGTCGTTGGCTAAGCTAGCAACTACCCTAAGCAAGTCAATCGACATAAAGGCTATAGCTGATGCGTCTGGGGCAGCCCTTAACAAGGTTGCGGCCCTGATTGATCGTATTAATACCGCCGCCCAGAAAGGTGGCGCTAAAGGGGCCTTTGAGCAGCTCAAGAAAGAGATACAAGGCGTGGCAAATGCCATTAACCTTTCTGGCATTGGCGAAAAGCTGGCGTCGTCTGTCTTTGGCGGGCTATCTAAGATCAATCTAGCCCAACATGCCGCTATGTTCACCTCGAAGGTTTTCGAATTCCTAGGGGCTATAGATTGGGCAGGCGTCGCCGCACAATCGGTGGGGCTGATAATCACCGTGCTGCCGCAGATCATTGACGGTATCGTTATGGGTTTGCTCAAAGTAGCTGTAACAAGGCCTCTTGATATGGCAGCGTTCATGCTAGCGATCGGGTTCCTACCTGCCAAGATGCTAGGGGCATTAACTGGTATTTTGGCCAGGATACCTATCGTTGGCCCGGTACTTAACTTCCTGCTGAACGGGTTCAAGGCCGCTACAACTGCTGCTTTCCCTGCTATCGGCAATGCCATCAGCTGGGTTATGGGCGGTGTCGTTGGCCGTATCACCTCTGCTGGTGGTAGCGTGTTTAACGCTGCACGGACGGCATTTATAAATATGGCACCTGGGCTAAGTAGCACAATTGGTACAGTCGTTGGGGCAGCAGGCCGGCTGATAGGCTCCCTCTTTGGCGCCTTTAGCCATGTAGGGCCACGAGCATGGGCTGTAGCTGCCGCAATTGGCAACTCGATTATCAACGCTATTAGCGGGTTTAACCTATTCAACAGTGGCGCTGCCCTTATTAACGGGTTCTTAAACGGTATTGCGAGCGCGTTCAACGGTGTTAAGAACTTTGTAAGGGACAAGCTTTCATCGATCCGCCGGCTCTTCCCATTCTCACCAGCAAAAGAAGGGCCTTTTAGCGGGCGTGGGTACACCACCTACAGTGGCCGTGCCTTAATGACGGACTTTGGCCGGGGTATCCTTGAAGCTAGTGTGGGGGTATCTGGCATTGCTAACAAGGCTATGGGGGGCATCCACACAGCGCTGAACGCTGCCGTAGCGCCAGGCCTGAATATCGGCGGCGGTAGTGTCGCCCTCGCCCCTAGCGGTATATTCAACCAGGCAAACCAAGACGCTGGACGAGGAAGCGGCAATGTCTACAACGTGTACAACAATGTTAACAACGAAGTCGACGCCGCTATTATTAGCGAGAAGATTATGGACGAAGGGAGGCGCCTCTAATGATTGAACGGACTAAGTCGACCTGGTCGATCCAGCTAGACGATTTGGTATTTGCCCAGAACCCCGGCACTATGTACTGGTACGGTGAGATCAAGGGCTTTGGTAAGGCAGATATACGTGGTGATGTCGTTGAGTATAGCGGTGCCAACGGTGGCTTTATCGGCGAGCAGCTGTACAGCTTCCGCCGTATACCACTCAAACTAGGCGTGTACCAACCAGACCAGCAGAAATTGCGCAAGATTATCAATGATATGAATGCAGTATTTACGATAAATAAATACATAAATTGCCGAGTGACCACCCCAGATAGCCGACAGTATGGATTTAAAGCAAAGCTGCATTCAGCGCCAGACGTATCAACCTCATTTGTTGACGATGTGACGTGTGAGGTTGATTTGGTGTGCGAAGACCCGTATATATATGACTACAGCGAAGGCGCTGGTAACACGTTCACCCTTGGCAAGACGAAGCCGGGCGGGTGGGTTGTTAAGCAGTATTCTGGTATAGAAAGCGACTACAAAAAGGGCTGGCTAAGTGAACGTGGGCAGCCTGACAAGGTCGTAACGAACAACGGCACCGTGATTGCCTACCCCACCTTTACTATTGCTGGTGCTGTGACACGCCCTAGTATCACGCACAAAGATACAGGCGATACTATTGCGCTTGATATCACCACCGCCCCTGGGGATACACTATACATTGATACAAACCCAAAGAACCCGGCGGTTTTGCTAAATGGCTACGGCATCGAAGGCGCACTAACCTCTGCCAAAATGTTCGGGCTGAAGCCTGGCGACAACCGGCTTGAGTACAAGAGTGATAGCTCCGACGACACGGCAACCGTCACGGGGCATATCCGCTATGCTTACGAAGGGATACTATAATGGCGAACTACCAAGTAGAAATAAAATTTAAGGGCCGTACCGTTGGGCACAATATCTTTTATATGACCCAAAACTTACGATACAAGCGCCGCCGCAACAGGGCTACGAGTATTGACTTTTCGCTTAACACTCAACAATTCCATGAGTGGTGCCGTCGTCGTGGCGAGGAGCCACAAAACGTGCTATGGGAGATGCTTACCGAGATAATAGTGCGGCGCAATGGCCGCCATGTGGCGAGCGGCTATGTTGCGAAACTACCGGGCAATATGAACAAAAACAATTCAACTATCCAGGTGCAGGTAGACGGTTTTCTTAACCTGTTACACACCAGGCGGGTGACAGCTGAGTACAGCAGCATGTACACAGCCGACATATTCAAGGCAGCATTAAAAGAGACGCAGACACAGGCTAACGGCGATATGGGCTTTTCTGTTGACGATAGTAGCTACCTAGGAAAATCACCAGACCGCCAGGATACGTACGAACGTACAGAGCTGTATGACCTGCTGGTTAACCGTTCGGCCTTTGTCAACGACCCGTACGACTTTGAAATTGATGAGCGCAAGGTTATTAAGTTCTACAAGGATGCAGGGGCTAAGCGGTACGACACAATCATTACGTACCCGCCGGAGTTTGGCACCATTGGGGCGGTTAGCGCTACCTTTGAGCACAGTGCTGCCAACCTGGCTAACCGAATAATAGCCCTTGGTAGCGGTGACGGTGACGAGGTTGTCAAGTATGTGGCTAATGACTACGCCAGCCAGGAGAAGTACGGCGTGGTTGAAGATGTCGTGACATTTAACGGCGTTAAGCTGCTAGAGACGCTACAAAGCCGCGCTGAGGCCACGCTAAAGGCACGAAGCGAAGTGCTAGTGCTGCCAAAAGTTACTGTACACGGGCAGCAGTTTGATATCAGCAGCCATAATGTCGGCGACTCTATTGTAGTGCGCCATAAAAAATACGGCCTGTACCAACTTGAGGACCTCTACCGAATCGAAGAGATGGATGTTGATGTTAGCAACACTGGCGATGACACGTGCGACTTGACGCTAGATAACTTTACGGTACCGGCTGATGAATAGGGCTGCAGATTATCAGCGAAGCAGCAATTTATACTGGCGCGCCAAGTCGTTGGTGGAGCGACTCAATCAACGCAAGGCTGCGCAGATTGTGGGTTCAGACGTTATCCGCTACCAGGAGTCAAAAACAGCCGCCGTGTTCGATATCCAGGTGCCGGCAAAGACTAAAGGAGACTGGGAGTATAAAAACGCACGGGTTAGGTTTGACGCGGCAAAAGTTAACGTTGTTGATGGCGGCTTTAGGTTTAACGTATGTAAGGGCAGCCCGACCGCTTTAGCCAACCGTGTTGATTTCAAAATCGAGCAACAGAACCTTAACTTTACCCACGATAGTACGTACCTGAAGGCTGGGCTTGGCATATACAATTACTCAAATCAGCCGCTATATATTAAAGTTTATGCTTATGCGACGGATTCCGGGAGGGTAACGATAGAAAATGCGTAGAGACTCAAGTGTATATGACCTACTCGCCAGGGCCCAAAATATGATTAACGAGACCAAGACCGTACAACCAAGTGGTGGCGATAGTTTCGTTGTGTACGAGTATACCACTGGCCGAGAATACGACTTGCGGCTCTCCCCGACACAGAGGGTGGGGCGCGGGAAGCCTGACGCGACCGCTAACCTACAAATACGTTTCATCACGGAGGGCCAAGCGACAGCAGATGTGGCTTTTGAGGCTGAGGTGCTTGTGAATGGCCAGCGTATGGATAAGCTGCCACCAAACGGCCCCTACTTTGCGTATACAACATTTGTAAACACGCAAGACGAGCCAGATATTGAAACGGCTAAGTTTATGAGCACCTGCAATATAACGTGTGGCTGTAACGTTGGGTACACCCTATCAGTAAAGGTTAAAGCAGTGTCGCTGGCTAAAGGGAGGATTGAGGCATGGCAGGAATAAGAGGCGATGAACAACTAGCCCAATGGCTTGCGCGGCTTGAAAAAGAAGAGGTAGAGTTAAAGACAGCCCAGCCGACAAGTGGCCTTGGTATTGTTGGCTACAGGTATAGTGGCGAAGTCCAGATTAAGGCGGGCACCCAAAGCTACCTAGTCTTTAGAAGGAAATATAAAAAACGCCCCGCACTCGTAAAAATGGCGGAAGCAGTAGAGACGTCGCTTTATCCAGTCGGCGTGATCAGCCAAGACGGAGCCCACTTATTCCCCTTGCCGGTGCCTTATTTCGATAGAAAGCTTGAGTATGCTATACGTTCAAGCCAGCCTGGTGAAGTCGAATTTACAGACCAGCCACCATTTTAAAAGCACCCAGAACGCTATAGACTATCTTAGTATGGGCGAAATTGACGGACGAGAATATGGGCGGCTTGAAGAGCGAATGGGCAACTTTGGTGACCGGCTAGAAGAGAATACTGTTTTATTAAGAGAGATCAACAACAAGCTAAGTGATTTTGTGACAAACAAGCAGTTTTCTGATCAAGCACGTGAGACTGACGCACGCTTAGATAAAGTTGACTCACGGCTGGATGGGCTAGAAGAGCGTAACAAGCTAAAAGACGCCAGTATCTGGGCGAAAGTTAGCAATAATATTGAAAAGTTATTTGTCGGAGCAGTGGCAGCAGCTATGTTTGGGTTAGTGATCAACGCACTACTACAACAGCAGCAGCCAACTGTTCATGTTAAAAATACAACCGAAAAGGTGATGGAGGGAAGCAAATAATGGAAAAAGCACTACAATGGATGTACTCAAAGGAAGGGCGCGTGACCTACTCAATGGAGCAGCGCAATGGCCCAAGCAGCTACGACTGCAGCAGCTCGGTTTACCACGCGCTAAAGCATGCTGGCATCTTCCCAAGCAGCATGGGTATTGGTAACACTGACAGCCTCTTTGGGCACCTGGAAAAGAACGGTTTCACCCGTCTGCCAAAAGATGGGAATGGTGACGTCAACACACGCCGTGGCGATATCTTTATTTGGGGCAAGCGCGGTGCTAGCGGCGGCGCTGCTGGCCACACTGGCATTTTTGTGGACGATGACAACATTATCAACTGCCGTTGGGGCCGTGGTATGGTTGTTGATAACCACGATTGGCTATGGGCCGCAAGTGGTAGCCCTGAATACGAATTCTACCGCTACACTGGCCGCCCAGCTCCTTCCCATGGCATTGAGCGTGGCGATATCGTCGTTCTTCCTGGCACCTACAAGGCAGAGGCTATAGAGGTACACCATGGCATTAAGCAGATCAAGGTGAACGACTTCTACAAGGGTGAGTTCGATTGGGGCGATAACGGCATCCCAGCTGTTGGCCTTAACCGCGTAGACAATGACGGCTACCGAATCGATGGCGATGTGCAGCCAGGCGATAAGTTCCGTATCCTTGGCAGCCACGCTGTAGTCGATGTGATGGAAGATGGCGGCACGAGCTACGCGCTCCTCAATATGAGCGGTGAGCAAGTGTGGATCCAGGTGGGCGCATTGAAGGAGCTCAAGCCCGGTGAGCCTGGTATCCCTGACGCACCGAAGCGACCGCTGCCACAGCCAGCCAAGGAGGCTAAACAAGAGGCTAAAGCCCAGCCGCTGGCTCCACAGCCAACCCTAGAAGCGATCGAGCGACTGGAGAAGGCTACAAAGGAAAATACGAGCCTTCTCAAATGGATCGTTGACCTCCTCAAGGGAATCTTTAAAGGGGCTAAGTAAATGGCCGGCATGATCGAGTTAAAGCGTGGTGATAGTCGTATCATCACGCTATCGATACCGAAGCTGCTACACACGCAAACAGCAAGGGTTTATTTTATGGCCAAGCCAGAGTTCGACGACGACAAGACAGATGCGCGTGCGGTTATTTCGAAAGAGCTGGACGGTTCAGCTGCCACCGTGTCTGGTGAGTCTGTCGTTTACCGTATGGATATAAAGCCTGTTGACACGAACAGTATCGTGTTCAACGGTGAACCATACATTGACTATGTCGGTGAATTAGAAGTGAGGGACGGCGAGGCCGTCCACTCCTTCCCTTCTGGCAAGAAGGGGCTCAAGGTGCGCATTTACCCAGATGTGCGACGTGGAGGTGCTTAGATATGGCTGATGTAGAATTTAACTTGCCAGAACCCGCAAACATTATTGTTGGTGGCGGAAAGCCTGGCGATATAACAATAGCAGACCACCAGCAGCCTACTATTAGTATTGGTAGCGTTGCCGTTGCGTCTGTAGTTGGCGGTGGTAGCGGCGGCGGGATTGGCTCCCGCGGCCCGGAGGGACCTCCAGGCAAACAAGGGGCACAGGGCCCACAGGGTGAGCGCGGGCCAGCTGGAGACCCAGGCCCACCAGGTCCTCCGGGGCAGCCAGGCATCCAAGGCCCACCCGGCCCCCCGGGGCCTCCTGGACAAAAGGGAGACCCGGGCACCACTGACTACAACCAGCTTGAGAATAAGCCAGATTTATCGCTACTACTGCCGAAAGCTGAAGCTGCTGAGGTTTACGCAACCAAGGCCGCTTTGACGCAAGCCCAGCTATCGGGCGGCGGCAGCGGTGCTGTTGATTTGTCCGGCTATGTCACGACCCAGGCGGCTGCATCAACATACGCGACCAAAGAGGAGCTTGCAAAGGTAGAGCTTACGCCAGGCCCCCCAGGAGAGAGGGGCGAACGTGGAGACCCAGGCCCGCAAGGCCCACCAGGCATCCAAGGCCCGCCAGGTGAAACAGGCGCCCCCGGGGCCCCCGGCAAAGAAGGCCCGCAAGGCCAGCGCGGGCCAGAAGGCCCCAGGGGGCTACAGGGGCTGCCAGGGCAAAAGGGCGACCCAGGCGTACAGGGGCTCCCGGGTAAAACTGGAGACCAGGGGCCACGAGGCTTGCCCGGCCCTCAAGGAGAACGAGGACCAGAGGGCCCAAGAGGGCCGGCAGGGCCTCCCGGTGAGCGCGGCAGTGACGGCATAAACGGCCAAGATATCAATATTAGGAAGAACGCGACCCACATACAGTACCAGCACCAGTACGACGGGACGTGGACCGACCTTGTGGCGCTTGAAGAGCTAAGAGGCCCCCGCGGTGTTCAAGGCACACCAGGTACCCCAGGGGTGCCAGGAAGAGAAGGCCCCCGTGGCCCAGAAGGGCAAAGGGGCCCCGAAGGTCCAAGAGGGCCGCAGGGCCCCCCAGGGCCCCCGGGGACCGGAGGCGGCAGCGCGCTGCCAGCTGGCGGTACAAGATCCCAGTTCTTACGTGGAGATAAGACTTGGCAGCCGCTCTTGCCAAGCGCTGTAGGACTTGGGAATGTTGAGAACATTACACAGATACAGCGTGATGAGGCAATAGCTGAGTTGAAAAACAAGACTATTGACGGATCGAAGAACGACATAAAAAATCTAACGTATGATAACTTTGTGCCTTTTTTCGCGTTCCTTGGTTTTGCTAATTTCGGAGCGTTTCGGACGAGTTCACGCGATTTAGTGAACGTACCCGGAGCCGTCGCTAAAATAAAAGTGCCAAAAGACCAGACCATGACCAGGGTTATCGTGCAGCTACGGAGCATTTTCAACACACAAAAAGGTTATGTAGCTATCAAGGTTATGCTTAAAAACAGTGGCGGCGAAGCTGTTATAAACGACATTGTGCTTAGCTCACCTGGCGGGATGCACGAAGGACCAGCGACGTTTATCGGATTGCAGCAGTTAGATAAAGGAGAATACGAAGTGTTCTTAAAAATAAAGACGACCAACGGAGAAGCTGGAATAACCACCGCGAATGGGGACAATAATATAATCACAGTAGAAAGGTTAAGTTAAATGATTGACTTAGAAACACTCACTAACATCGCACAGCAAATTTTAGCAGTTGGGGGCGCCGCTCTTGTAGGGGGCGTTGTAACAAGTGCCCTGACCGAGGCGCTCAAGATCGACGCCATCAAGGTACCGGCCTCCCGGTTCCCAAAGACGACTGCAGGTATTCTGTCACTCCTGTTTAGCGCGGCCGCGGTATACAGTATTCAGCCCGTAGACTTTAGCAACACTATTGGCGTGTTGGTATTAGCCGGCGCAACACTGTTTTGTGCGGTTAAGTCTTACGACTTAGTACTTAAGGCACTATACCAGAAGGTCGGTAAACTGTAATGGCATTAACCGTAGCGAACGTTGACAACGGGGGGTATATCTCCCCCAAAGGGCTTGGGTTCGCTAGTGGCTTTGATGGCCAGGGCGTAATTAGCGGTTTTCGCGTGCGCCCTGCTGCTAGTCCAAACATGACTGTACGAGTTGGCGGCGAATACAACAGCCGGCTTTTCGACGACCGCGGCCAAATCATCGACAACAGCGACAGGGCCGTGCTCATTAGTAGCTACGTCCCCTACATGCTGTCGACGAATGACAACCAGCCAGCTACCACAAATGCAGTTTCTGCACACGGAAGCCTGCCAACCAAATGCGTGGTAGTTCTGTATGTCAACACGTCTTTGGAGGGGTCAAGCGTAGTTGATGGCAGCAACGGGGCTTGTAAAGTAGCTTTAATTGCTGGCACGCCGTCTATTGAAGCTCTCGAGCCAACAGAATCACAAATATCATCACAGACCCGCACAAACGACTATATCAAGCTGGCATACGTGACAGTCCCAGCAGGCGCTACAACGATCACAGATGGGATGATTGAAGACATACGCCAGCCTATTGGGCTAGTCGGCGCAGCCCTACCATATTTTGGTACGGTTTCAGCCCGCCCAGCTCGTACGCTGGTGTGTGACGGTTCGCAGGTGAACATAGCAGACTACGCGCTGCTGTATCGAGTTGTACGCCACTCGTTCGCCCGTACGGCTGCCGGTGATGCTCGCACGCCCAACCCTGGTAAGTTCTACCTGCCAGACCTACGCGGTCGTACTGTGTTTGGGCAAACCTCGCAAGATGCTGCCTTTAGCACCATTGGTAACGGCGGCGGCGAAAAGCAGCATAGGCTTACTGTCGAGCAGCTACCCCCCCACAAGCACAATCTGCGGCGCGACAATGCGGGTAACGACGGCGGCTACTTGCCACCTGGTGGGACGCCTAACACGATCAGTGCAGCACGGGCTGGCGCTGGGGCGGGTACAGGTAAGTTCACTGACCGAGCCGGAACAGATTATAACAACGGCCCTAACCTCATGAGCGAGACCGGCGGCGGGCAGGCATTCAATATATTGCCGCCATACCTAAACGCTAATTGGTTGATCCGTTACTAATTATCCACAGCTTTTACACAAGTAGCCTCTTCTCAGGGGCTGCTTTTAGTAGAAAATGGTGGCGAATAAGCTAAATCTTACAACAGTATCGTGGTGCCCAGGCCGCGTAGGGATGATATAATAAAAGAGGACTAAACTCAGGTGCTGTGGTAACACAGGACAAACTAAATGAAGCCCTAAGTTATTAACAAAAATAGCTAGGGCTTTTTATATTCAAAAGAAGGCTTTGGCTGGGTAGATTATAGGGGAAAATATGAACCAACAAGACCAGAAAAATAACAAGATGCGCCAAAAGCTTGGTGCTGCTAGTGAATTAGTAGATAGCGATGCGTTTCTGCCTATGTTCCGTAACCGTCAAAAACTTTATGCTAAGCAATTTGAATTTTCAGTGAAGCTAGCAAAACGCAAGAAGGCCCCGCAGCGGTATTTTAGCGTTATCTGGAGCCGTAAGAACCTAGCTAAGACGCTTGACTGGCTCAAGAAGCTTATTGCCCTAGAGCGCACCGAAAACGCCGAGAAACGGGCACGTGCGGCTGCTGAATGCCCTAAGGATATGAAGGTTAACAAGGCCATGGTAGTACGTATCAACCAGCTAAAAGCTCAGCACGGCTTGATAAGTTAGCTTAAATAATCTTGTTATGTTTCTGCCGCTTGCGTAGCGGCTTATTTGCGTTGGTTTTAACTGTTATGTATAATCTTAAGCGCTAGCAACTTTGAGTACACGTAAAGTTAAGCAGTAGAGATTATATTAAAAATATTTTATAGAATACTTAGCGATAGCTGATGTCTTAGTACAACCATATACCTAGGTATTCTATATAGAACAAAATCTAAGATTTTTCTGTATAGAGATTCTATATAGAACTGAACGGAGATAGAAGATGAAGCCTATAGACAAGACCATATCCGACTACATGGAATATTGCGAATTCAACCGGCGTATGAGCCCCCAGACGATCAGAATGAAGAAATGGGTAATAAAGAGCTTTGTGGCCTATTCAGGGTTGGACCGTCTACAAGACGTGACGGCGGCAATGGTTAATGACTGGGCGGCGGACCAGGCAAGGCGTAATATTAGCCCGCGCACTATCAACACGCGTATACGCCACATTGCCGCTATGCTGCGCTACTTTATTGATATGAAGCACGACATGCCTAATCTGCACATGCGTATGGTGACATACCAACAGGAAGGGCAGACTATCCGCCGCTCATTCTACACAAGGGAGCAAATAGCGAACGTGCTGGACCACTGCGACATGCAACAGTGGCTATTTATAAAGCTGTGCTTTGACACCGGGCTGCGTATCAGCGAGCTGCGAGAGATGCGGCTACGGCACATCAGTGGCCGTATGGTGGTGTTCCCAGGCAAAGGGGGGCGCCGCCGTGAAGTCTACATGTCACAGGAGGCACGGGACCGCCTAGACAAATGGGTAAGGAGCCGTGGGGTTACTGATCGTCTATGGCGGACGCCGTCTGGCGCTGCTATGAGTGTTAGCGAGATACGGCACTTGATGCGGCAGCCTTTCCATGCGGCGGGATTTTATGACTTCCACCCCCACGCCCTCCGCCACTCCTTTGCTACTGATATACAAAAGAACGGAGCAACCTTACTAGAGGCTCAGCAGATGCTGGGGCATTCTAGCCCAGTAGTCACCCAAAGGTACCTGCACGCACTCGATGGGCAGCTTGAAGCATGCTTTGACAGGTTAAAATTTGGCGCGTCGTAGTTTTCCACAGGAAAATGAAAAAACACTTAAAAATATGCTTTACATAAGCACTTACAATTTGCTATACTTAAGACAGTTCGGAAGGCGATAAAAAGCCAAGCCAAAGCAACCTTAACATCACTGGCAAAAACGATAAAAAGCTCATAGGGGCATATATCATTTAAAATAAGCCAGTGATTTATATAAATCACTGCAAAATCTAGAATGATGCAAAGCCCCTATGAGTCGACTCGTTCGACTCTTTTTTAATTGCAATGAGGCCAAGAGTTTAGTCCCAAAACAGGGCTCGTGACCTCATATACAAACGTAAACAGGGGTAAGAATGACACAGCCCAAAACAAAAACACTGAAAAGCAAATTAAGCCTCGCGCTGGCTATACCGGCTGCCCTACTGGTGATGACAGACTTAGAGAGTCTGCAGTGGTGGTGGCTACAAATGGCAGCTGCCGGGCTGCTAGTGCTACTAGCCTATATCAACTTTAAGGAGGGGGATAATGAATATAAGCGTGGAATACCGCGGCGGCGTCGTGCCGGTTACCGTGCATAGGCGGCTACCGATAAATGACGTGATCGACATCTTGCGGAGCCTTGATAAGCCGAGCTTTGAGAAAGCCGTGCATTCAGCGCGCTGGCTGCGGTTCTTTGACAAGTCCATCAAATGGATAGAAGGTAAATTTTATGAAAAACGATAATACGAATGGAGATAATGACATGGCTATTGAGATGCAACTTGAGACTTTGGTAGATACAACCTTTCTAGACCGAGCGCTTGAAGGCGAACGAAATGGCGAAAACTAATAACGTCAATCACTTTTCCTACTCGCTGGCAAAGGATATATACCGTAAGGGCATTGACTACGCCTTAGCTGTAAAGCTTGGGGTTGTCGAAAAGAAATTTGGCAAAGCCGTAGATATTGGGCAGCTTGTCCACAACTACATCTTAGGCGGTGACCAAGATTTTGTAATACAAAAGTACGCCAACTTTAGGACGAAAGAAGCCCGAGAGTGGCGAGACTCGCAAACGCTACCGATCATCAGCGAAGAGGATTTCGAGCAGATTTGTGAGATTGCTGAACGGGTTAAGACCCACCCGCTCGCGTCCAAGCTGTTGCTTGGCGATGGCGTTAAACACGAAGTGAAGCTATCCGAGCGAATCGCTGGCAAGGAATGGGTTGGTTACGCCGATGCGCTTGGTTACGATGATGATGGCAACGTGAAATACGGTGTTGACCTGAAGACCACGGCACAGTTCGATGATTTCAAGTGGACGAGCAGCCGCAACGATTACGATATGCAAGCTGCCGTGTACTCACTAATCGCAAAAATTGAAAGCGGCGAATTCTATTGGGTAGTAGCTGAGACTGTGCCGCCCTACCGCGTAGGTGTAGCTATCGCATCCCAAGAGTTCCTAGATAATGGCTACCAGAAACTTGAGCGTGTCGTTGGCGAAATTAAGAAGTTTGACGCACGAGGAGGAGAAAACGACGCAGAAAAACTAAACTTTAACATGAATACAAGCATTGACGATTTGCTAGTGCTTGGTGACTGGAGCAAGTAGATGAAGATTTTCAATAGCGCTGACCCAACGGCAAAGCCATCTGTTCTAATGGTGGTTTACGGCGAGGGCGGCGTAGGTAAAACGACTTTTGCAGCGACCGCTCCGAAGCCCATCATTGCTGACTGCGAGAACGGCAGTAAATACTTTGGGCTACGGGGAATCGATGCAGACGTGGGGCTGGTTGAGAAATGGACAGACCTACAGGAGTTTATGGAGTTCGCACTACAGGACAAATACGAAACAATCGTGATTGATCCGATTGGCGAGCTTATGGACAAGCTCGTAAAGCACATGGTTGATAAGGGCGACAGCAAGCTTGTACAGCGTGACGGCAACCCAACTATGGCTGGCTGGGGATGGCTTAAATCAACAATGCGCAGCTTTCTGAAGGTGCTACGCGATAGCGGCAAGCATGTTGTTATTGTGGCCCATGTCCAGGAGCGCGAAGACGAAGGCCGAGTGATCAAGCGCCCTATGGTCGCCACTCGCCTATCAGAAGAGCTGGTGAACTTAGTCGATATCGTGGGCTACATGACGACCGCTAACGACTCCGAAACTGGAGACACGAAGCGCCTCATAATTGTAGACCCGTCTAGCGATAAGTACGTAGCCAAAGACCGCACCGGGCGGCTTGGCAAGTACATCGAGCCAGATTTTACAAAGATTGTTGACGGTATCCGTGGTGATGCAAGCTACTCATGGCT